ATTATATAGGCGTTTCTGAGGGTTACGAACGGTTACTTTTTTGAATCTTATGAATTTTCAGAAACTTTCTTATCCCTTGATGGGACTGGATTTATGCGTATTTTAAAAAAGTTACTTTTTTGGTTACAAATGCAATTTTGGTGCAATTTTTGTAACCATCTACCGTCGTTACAATGTTCTGATTTTACAGATTATCGAAATTTGTCACAAAAAAAGTAACCTTGCTGAAATTCTATCTAAAAATCATCTACTATTACACTTATCCGTTATCTATTGATGCAAACATAGCTCAAGAAGCTCACAGAATAGCCTACAATCCATTTTAAAGGATATTAGGGCTTATCCATCAAATATTCCATAAACACGATTATGGGGCAAAATATAGCCAAATACGAATGGTTGTACAAAGAAGTAGAATATGATATAATAACATAAGTAAAACAATGACCAATATGGGTCAAAGAAAGGAATGACTCACACATGAGTTCCATATTTAAACACTCAATTTTTTCTTTTCGTAAATTAAAAGGAATTGGCTTAGCTTCCGTTATTTTAGGTGCACTTTTAGTTGCAGTACCCGTACATGCAGATACTACTACATGGGATAATGGTGAAACATCGATTACGGTATACGATGGACATGCTAAATCCTTTACAAATGGTAAAACAGCAAAAGAGCTATATGATGAAAAGCAATATCATGAACAGCCTTATGAGGATAATGATTCAAAACAGCAAAAATTGTATCCTTATGAAAACAAACCTGTAAATCAAGATGGGGAACAAATTTCACCATCTCAAATTGTAGCATCTGAAACACCACCATATTATTCAAATGCTGATAAAATTGAAAAACCTTCAACAATTCAAGAAGGTGATAAAACCTATCATCATGTTGGTACAAATCCACAAGGTTCAGGGGAAAGTATTAATGCAGCATCTGATACCTTAACAGATCCTCTCACTCAAAATGGTATTGAATCTCCAGTTCAATATGGAAATCATAAGACTGCACCAACAACTGATGGTATGATGCAATCAGATAAGATTAATTATAGTAAAATTAAAGGTCGTACATGGCTTATTGAAAAAACTGGTGATAAACAATATGGGAATTATACACTTGTAGAGTCAGGTACATCGTTATCTGATGACAAAATCACAGAGTTAACCAAAGGTGCTACAAATCGTTTTACAAAAGAAGAAGTTGAACGACAAGGTGGGCTACGTGATACAGACACCCTTATTACCTATGAAAACAATACTTATATTGCTGATGATATCACATACAATAAAGTACACAACCAAGCCTTTTCATGGGATGTAGAAGAAGCCTATAATCACTTATTTAGTAATTCAATACTTTCATTAGAAAAAGCCTATCAATCGGGTCTCTTTCCAGATTTAGTAAAAGAAGATGGCAAATACAAATACAAAAATGCAGTTGTGGAAAAACCATCAAAAGCCACTGATTTACGTGAAATGAATTTGATTTATGATACGCTTCTATCAGGCGATCAACAAAAATTAAATGCATTATTTGATCATTTAGACGTTGAAAGTGCGGAATTGATTCGTGATTATGTTCTTTTGAAATCGGTTGATGAGTCAAATACTGAAAATGTAAAACGTATTGGAAGTTCAAATACAACCAATTCTAATTTGGCTATATCTGAAAATGGTAGACCCGTTAAAGGATATCGCTATGAAGAATTTAATGAACGTGCATTTTCAAATACAGGTAAAGTACGTAGTGATAATGAAACATTATTGCGTACGCTTCAACACTCTTATAATCCTTCTCGATTAGACGCATTAGTAAAGGTGTTAGACAGTATTAAAACAATCCAAGAAAAATCAGGAACTGCTTTTGTAGGATTTGTAACAAATCCTGAACAATTAAAAGCTGCACTAGAAGCAGCAAAAGTAACACCTAATTATCAAACATGGCTTGAACTTATTAATGCACTTAATGATAACCACAAGGGTGGATTGTTTGGAGGAACCTCTCGGACACAATTTACCTTAAATGAGGATGCTCATGATGTCATCACCGAGTTGTTACGAGCTGCTGATTCAACTGAATCATCGGATAAACGTAGGTGGGAGTATCACGGATTAACATCGTTAGTTCATGAATTTGAAACCAAAACATGGGACGAGGATAGTAGCGCACAGTATTATGCGAATGAATATGGTACTGATGCACTAAATCAATTATTACAAAAATTAAATGGTGGTACTCAAACAAATTCAGGTTTACGATATGCATATATCCCTAATAAAACACAACTAGCTGAATATGAAGATACATACACCTATCATCAAGCAGCTCGACCATTAAAAGCGTATCGTTTAAATGCAAAACCAATGGTACTAGAGCAAATTTATTCTCCTGAAATTCGAACTCATATTGAAATGAAAGGGAATGTCATATATAAATATTATGATGAAGAGGGAAATCTTTTAGAAGAAGATAGACGAGCATTGGATACGGTTATCCAAGTTAAAGAACATGTTTATTATCTTGATCGTAACTCTAAAACTGTAACAATTTCATATACTGAAACACCAACAGGAAATAAGGTACATCGTGATGATCAAACGCCTCCATCGGATCGTCTGACACTTCAAAAAGATGGTAAAATTTATGAATTTGATCATGCTGACAGACCAAATTATGTTCCTGAACTAGACAGTACTTTTAACTATGTTTATCGTGTGAAAAAAGCACCGATTGTTACTCATTATCGTTTAGAAAATTCAAATACTGAACTTTTGCCATCTGTTACAGAAAACCTACCGGTATTATCTCAGTATTCAACTACTCGTAAAGACATTCCAAATAAAGTTGAAACTGAAGATTTAGCTGATCGTATTATCACACATACTACAACCTATGAACTGGTAAAAACACCCGATAATGCAACGGGAGAAGTGACCGAGTCAGGTGCTGAAGTAATTTATTATTATAAAGCTAAAACTACGGATACAGTAACAATGAAACAAGCTCCTGTTGTTGCACATTATTATTTGGCAAATACAACAGATAAACTATCTGAAAGTTCTGAATTGGGTAATTTGACCATTGGTAGTCAATATATTACTGAATCAAAAGTAATTCCACCAAAAGTAGAAACATTTGACTTCCCAACTAAAGTTGTTACTCGTACAACTACCTATGAATTGGTTAATGAGCCAAGTGATAAACAAGGAATCACACCTATTGGTGGAAAAACGGTAGCCTATTTCTATAGTGCACATGTGAATGAAACCATTACATTGAAAAATAGTAAAGGTATTCCTGAAATAGTTACTCCAAAAGAATTTACGGGTTCAGTCAATGGTATTCCTGAAGAAAATATCAAACCTGAATTCACAGGTTCAGTAACGGGTATTCCTGAAGAAAATACCAAACCTGAATTTACTGGTTCAGTTAATGGTATTCCTGAAGTAGTGGAAATTCCAGAATTCACAGGTTCAGTTAACGGTATTCCGGAAGAAGTTACCCAACATGAATTCACGGGTTCAGTTAATGGTATTCCTGAAGTAGGGGACATTACAGAGTTCACAGGTTCAGTTAATGGTATTCCTGAAGTATTGGAAATTCCAGAGTTCACAGGTTCAGTCAACGGTATCCCAGAAGAATCTAACAAACCTGAATTTACTGGTGCGGTTAACGGTATTCCTAAAGAAAATACAAAACCTGAATTCACTGGTGCTGTTAATGGTATTCCAGAAGAAGTCACTAAACCTGAATTCACAGGTTCAGTTAATGGTATTCCAGAAGAAGTCACAAAACCTGAATTCAATGGTTCAGTCAATGGTATTCCGGAAGAAAATATCAAACCTGAATTCACTGGTTCAGTTCCTGAAGAAAACAGTGAACCTAGATATAATATTTCAGTAACGGATAGTCATACAAAGACAAAAGCTGAGTTACCAAAAACTGGTGAATCTAAAAGTTTACTATCTCTAGCTGGACTATTAGGATTAGTTTCAATTGTCCTATCGGTACTATCCATTACACGTAAGCATGACAACTAAATAATAAAAACTCTTATTTATTAAGAGTTTTTTTGGAAAAGTCTTAACGACTTTTCCAATTTCCCTTGGGACCAAACAAGTTTGTCCCAATCCCTTTTCACTCCTGAAATTTAACACATACATATAATTTGCAACTACTTACTTATTACAACTTAGAAAGGGGACATCCATGTTTCAAACAGCTGAAGAAGGAAAGATTGTTATATCCTTAACAGGTCATCGACCAACAAAATTAGCTGGATATGACTTAAGGAATAATTATTATACTCGTTTACGCAAACGACTTATTCGAATTATTGAACGTTCACTGGAGAAGTATCCTATTGTTGAATGTCACTCAGGTATGGCTCTTGGTGCTGATACAGTGTGGGCACAAGCAATCATTGACTGTCGTCATCGTTTTGGTGAAGAATGTGTTCGATTTGTTGCAGACATTCCTGATTACAATCAAAGTTCTCGTTGGAATGCGGATTCTAAACGATTATGGAAGGCCATTCTTGATCGAGCAGATGAGGTACGAACCTATAATAAAAATGATGGAAAATCTTACGCCTATATCTTAAACCAACGAAATATTGGAATGATTGATGCATGTGACATTCTTATTGCAATCTACAACGGTGATAAAACTGGTGGTACAGCAAATGGCTACAATTATGGTAAAGAAAAAGGAAAATATATTACCTTGATTCACCCTCAAACAATTTAAAAAAAGCTCTTACAATATAAGAGCTTTTTTATTAATTAAAATATTTTCAGAAAGATTATTATGTAATGATGGAAAAAGATTTTAAAACACATCTAGCTTTGAAATTAAATACAATAGGTTACTTATTATCAGATTTACAATATAAAAATAATCAAACGCACTCTTGCGATGTAAATGAGAATTTTTATTGTATAGAGAAGATTTTTGCAAGTGAAATGGAGCAAGTTCATAAGTTTTCACTATTTGATAGACAAAAAGAAATGAAGGTTTCTGAAATCACATTAAAACGTAGTATTGTACAATGTGATAATACAGTAAAATATAGTATACGCACAGATTTGTATGGCTGGGGAAAAGATCGATATAAACAAATCGAATATCGACCAATCTATAATGAAGAATATCCCGAGTTTCCTATTGACATACCAACTATTAGATTTAGAGTTATTTCACTTTTACCAAAAGAGTACTGTCAATTTTATATTGAAGCACTTACAAAATTAACTTATTATTATTAACAAGCTCTTACTGTGTAAGAGCTTTTTTAGAAAAGTCTTAACGACTTTTCTATCAGTCCTTGAGACGAAACTAGTTCGTCCCAATCCCCTCTCATTTTTGAATTTTCTTATTTATACAAACATTTTCAGAAAGGTTGTTTTTATCATGCACAAATTGAATAAAAAAGGACAAATTGTACTTACGGTTTCAGCTATTATCGGTATTTTCATGGTACTAGGTGGACTTGGATCCCTTGAAACAGAATCCACATCATTTTTAGTCGCTATGTTCACAACCATCATTGGACTCTTATTCTTGATTTTAGCAACCATTCTAAATTCATATGATGACACAAATAAAACAAATATAGAAAAGGTGTAAAGGAGATTAATAAAATGGAAATCAAATATACAACAGCACCCGTAATCGTTATCGAATCAACTAGCACACTACCTGAAATTGTAAAAGCAACGGTAGGAACTCGTTATAACACACAATACTGCAAATTTGCAGAATTAAAAGATGTTTCAGGTTATTCAATTGTAAAAACACACCTTGTTAAAGGTGATAAAGTGTACGTATTCAATAAAACAACACTTGAGTTAATGTTCTTTTCTGGTCTTAATGTCGAAACCATGGAATCATCATTAGAACTTTTGGATATGCTAAGTTCTAATTTCAATATCCAAATTCTTGAAACATTGGAACCAAATTTTTAGCAAAAGGTACGATTGATGAAATTATTAGAATTAATTGAAAAATTAGAAACAATTGGTCTCTATGCAAGTAATGAAGATTTAATGATGCTCGATTACGAAGGTGGTAATGGCGTTATCACCTTTACCGATGATAATGGTATTGACTATTATTTCACCATTACGGAAAATGAGTTTGATATGAATGCCGCTGGTCATGCGGTCCAAATTCGCTACCAAAAGCGCATTTCCCTTGATACATCTGCATTTATCAATGTAAAACATAAGACTGGTCAATTAGTCGAAATTGAAGCAACTATCATTTTCTTAACTGAGGATGAGTTATTGACCAAACTACAACAGGCCATTAAGTCATTTTCAGAATTCAAATTAAAATAAATATGGACTACACACTTATTACAATAGGTGGTTTCTGGGAACACTCAACTTAGTAAACGAAATCAAAGATTTCATGAACCATGGGTTAAGCTATTTACCAAGGCTAGTCCCTAACCTATTATTTTATTATTTACATTGTTTGTAAAGTTTTTAAACCCTTTGTTAAAATGTTTTTAGCCGCATTGATATCACGGTCGTGGTGAATACCACAGTTTTCACAAGTCCATTCACGAATATCTAACGCCTTTTTACCACTATTGTAATGACACTCTGAACATTCTTGACTAGTATAATGAGGTGGAACAATAATCAATTGTTTACCATACCATTGACACTTGTATTCCAACATAGTACGGAATTCGTACCATGACGCATTACCAATTGCGTTAGCTAATTTATGATTTTTCATCATGTTCTTAGATTTCAAATCTTCAATAACAATAATATCATAAGTTTTAACAAGGTTTGTTGACAATTTGTGTAGAAAGTCTTTTCTCTTATTTGCTAAACGCTTTTGTGACTTGGCTTTCGTCACACGAGCTTTTTCAACATTTATAAAATCTAAGAGAGTTCGTGGATTTATAACTTGTTTGTTTTTATCTTGAGCAATTTTGTTTTTCGCATAATGTCTACGTTTTGAATAAACTTTTTGTTTAGATTTAATTTCATTTTCTAATTCAGGTACTAAGAAACGACCTGACTTAAAACCATCTGAACCGATAACCATATCAGTCAGACCTAAATCTAAACCAACGGTTTTATTTGTTTTTGTAAATTCATCAACGTTCACTTCAACTTGGAAACTAATATACCAACGATTCGTTGAATCTTGTTCAATAGTGTAACGTTTGATTACAACATCTTTCAAAACACCTGTTTTAGATGTTTTAATACAACCTAGTTTAGGTAATTTCAAACTATGTCTAGCTAAAATTGAAATTTTTGATTTACCGGTATAACTCAATTTACAAACACCAAGTTTTTTGAACTTAGGTAATCCAAATTGTTCAGGTTTTTTAAAAAAGTTAGAATAAGCGTTACTCAAATTTGAAGTTACAACTTGCAAAGATGAAGAATCACTATATTCCAAAAATGGAAACTCAACTTTCAATAATGGTAATAAGTAATTCATATCATAAGCACTAAGTATAACGTGTTTACGTTTTTTCTTAGCTTCTTTTGATTTATCACCATTATACAAATGTTTATTATTTTCATAACGACTTTGTAAAATTTCATTCAACTTATTCCACAAAAATCGATCATTACCACACATTTGTCTTAAATCACATTCTTGTTCTTTGTTTGGATACAAACGAAGTTTAATACCTTTCAAAACAGTTGCCATAAATCCACTCCTTTCTAATTTATTATCTAAGATAATTATAGCATATATTTTAAAATAATGCTATATACGGATATTGTGGAATAATATATTAAAGACCAAATGAAAAACAGTTTAGAAGCTAAACAATCACAAACAATGTAAATCAAATCACGTTTAATTCATCCCTTCACTAAAGTGACGGGTCTTCTTAGAAAATTTTTATAAACAGATGCGTTGGGAGGTCGGGGGTTCGAATCCTCTAATAAGCATAAATACCAGAAAGGATAAAAACCTATGAATCCAATTATTCAAGCAAATGAACGACTCATAAAAGTAAGTGAGTTCACAGAAGCACATGAATTACATGATTTCATCAAACAATTAGATGAAAAATATGGTGTAGACTCAAGTGATCCCGATAACACGTTTGGACGAGTTCTTCTTAATGATTATATCATTCAACATGGAGTTCCAAATCTTTGTTATTTTGCAAAGACAGATGTAGATTATTGGACAAAGAAAATCCAACTACCAACTCACAAAGCCATTCCACATGCAAATCATTGTATTGGAATTGATAAGAAAGGAAATGTACAACTTCTTGTAAATGCTGCAAATGTTACTGCCACACGAATCCCAATTGAAATTGAAGAAGCTGACATCAAACAGTTGACTAAGTTACGTAACGCCTACAAATCAGTACTGGAACAAGTGAAAATCAAAGAACCTGACTTTTCAACGATTCGAGACCATTACTTTAATGGTCGAGATGGTCGTATTTATTATGACCGTATGAATCAACGTCGAAAGGACCAAGTAGCTGATGCTATTTTAGAAAAACAAGGATTTGCATCGGATCGAAATCAACGCCTTGACGTTACAATACCAGTAAAAGATATAAATGGTGAGGTATATGATTTTGTTATTAAGTACTATCGTCTAAGTCCAAATAATTGCCCTTATTTTTCTACAACCTATGATGGATGGCAATCGCAAGAGCGTATGAGTCATGATACCTTAGCATATCAATTCTATCAAAAATGGAATGTATTTCATACACATAATATGACGTTGAAAGAATGGTCTGAAATGGTACAAGACCTAAACGAACTACAAAAGTAAAATACTTTGATTTGCCAATTAAATAATTAGGAAAGGGGGATTACTTGATGTATCGAAGAATCAAACCAGGGCCACTTGAAAAAGACAACTATGTGATTTATAAAGCCTTACGTGAAATTCAAAATGCGATAGCAAAACATCCAAAAAAATTGATTCCACTTGATAAAGATCATGACGCCTATAAATTATCTTTCAACGATCGTTACGTTGTTTTAGATAAAGAAGGGGTCATTGTTCTTACCGCTAGTGGTTATGGTTATAAGACCATTAAATCTGCGACAAATGCCATAAAAGCAAGTACAGGTGGACCACTTGAAAAACGAAACACAAGTTCATCTCTACAAAAGAAAATCACACACTTTCAGGAAACAAAACCTGAAGTTTTTACCAAATTGACCAAACAATATCGAGCCTATTATGTCAAATCAATGGATCGATATGTCATTATTGATGAATTTGGTACCATTTGTGCCAATGGAAATGGGTATGGATTTCGTACAATTGCAACGGCTCGAAAATCTGCAAAATATTTAGAAGATTATCAAAAACGTTGTCGTCAAAATTGGAAACGAAATCGTAGACAATCTTCACGACCACAAAGTTATGACATCGATATGGAAATGGCTGATTGTTATTTTGGATATAGTGCAGAAGATTTTTGCTAAAATTAGAAAGGAAGTAAAATAATTTCAAAATTAACACTACTAGGAAAAGTATTAGTAATGACCACTTTAATTGCCTATGTGATTACCTTTTTACCACTAGGAATTAATAATGTAACAGCTATCGTACTTTTATTTGCGAACACAATTGTTTTCAATACTGTGGTAGTTGTAAGTATTGCAAGTAATACCAATGAATGGGGATCATTTTGTTTGAAATTATCTTATTTAGGTCTAACAACAGGATTATTGATTATACGGTCATTTGCTTATACATGGGATGATTTATGTCTCTTTTTATATATTATGGGTCTCGTTACCTTTATTTCAGTAGTAAAAACATACTACTTCAATCATGATATCCGCAAAAACGTTAATAAAAAATTAATTAAGGGGGAGCGGGAATGAAACTACTAATGACACACACTTATCCAAATCCCGATAATTTGGAAACTACAAAAACAGATGTCTTCACCAAATTTGGTGAAGAAGCAGATTTGATTGATACGGCATTAAATGTTGTAGAAGTAACACTTAAGAAGTATAATCCAGCCGCACTAACACAAATGGAACAGCAATTACATGTTGATGATCATGCAAGTGCCCACTATCAAATTGAAGGGTTGAAATGTTATTTCAATGTACAATTAAGTGCATCATAAGATTTGAAAAATTTGGATAAAATGATATGATAAGTTTATCAAATAGTAAAGGATAACTTATCTATGGAAAAAACACATTCAAATGAATTGATTTCAAATCTAGAGCTTTATAATGAGGGGTACATCATTCATGCGAAATATACTCGTAACAGTGATGGTAAAAAAATGGATAATAAAATTATCCCACGATTTAATGGATATGATATTGAATCATGTAAAACCTTAATAACCGATCTTGAGAATCTTAAACAAGAGCAAAATAGAGATCGTGAGATGAACCCAAATGAATCTCATAGTCAAAAATTTGATCGATATGTAAGTGAAATAAATGCTATGAATCAACTTCTTGATAGCCATCAAAAAGTTAATAGTACATTATCAAAAGGTGATGGGATGGATAAAATCCTCGATCATGCTGAATTTCTAGTGACAAACTTTGCTGTGATGTCTGAGTTTCGAAAGGCAAAACATGAAGCATATAAACAATGTGATCCATCGTTTCAAAGAACTTCACCATCAAAAGAGGACATAAATCGATTAACACAAGATGATTTGATAGACCTGTTACAAAAACAGGAACGTTTAATATCATGATTGTAATCTATACCCTAAGAATTGAAATATTCTGATAAAAAGGTATAATAAAAAATGTAAATCCTTACAGTTTCTATTGCACATTCACTCTTTAAATTTTTAGAAAGGCTCATAAATTGTAAACATTTCAATAATGGAAATGACTATCTTTTATGTGACAGATTAAACAAATGGCAAATACTCGATCAAATGACTATATTTCAAACTTAAACGTTTATCGTAAAGACGATGAAGTACGTGTTTCTTATGACCGTAACTTCGATGGGAAACATCGTGATATCAAACTTGTAAACTCATTTACAGGAATCAATCCTGAAACTGAACAAAAAGAAAAACGCACACTTCAAAAAGGTGCCTCTCTTGACGACATTTACGATCACGCTGAATTTGTTGCAACAAGTTACACTGTTCAAGCTCTTGTTCAACAAGCTGCTTATGAAAATCTTCCACAAGAAGAAAAAGATCGTTTAGCTGAACAAGCTCGTCAAGCAAGTCAAGCTAACACACTAAACGCTGCAGACTTTGCAGATTTAGACTTGGATCAACCACAATTGTAATCAACAATAAACTGTAAGGTGAGAGATTAGAAGTGATTCTAATCTTTTTTTTACTTAGAAAGGAAACTACTAATGGTATGACACTAATTACCAATATTCGCAAAGAACAAGATAAACTCTTGTTTGATTATACAACTGTTGACAAAGGAGAAAAGGTTACACGAACAACAGAACTTGTACCTGAATTTACGGATATGAATGGAGACATTCAGGTTCTTGACCCTCACAATCCTCAATTTCATGCACTCAAACTGGCACAATATAAAATTGAAGCCGAACGTAAGGCATGGGAAAATTTGACACCTCAAGAACGACGTGAAATAGGAAAACCACTAACCTAGAAAAGGAAATGACGATGAAAAAAATTGGACTTATTATTGCAGGCCTTGTTGGAGTGATTGCACTTATTGCAATGATGGTAATGGGTAGTTACAATGGACTTGTTTCCAAAGATGAATCCGTAAAACAGGCGAATGCAAAAATTGAAGCTGCATTACAACGACGTAGTGATTTGATTCCAAACGTAGTGGAGTCAGCAAAAGGCTATATGAGCCACGAAAGTGAAATCTTTGAAAAGATTGCTGAAGCACGATCTAAAATTGGATCAGGGGATAAACAAACAAAAGCTGACGGGGAAGGGGAACTAAGTTCTGCTATCTCACGATTGTTAGTTGTACAAGAAAACTATCCTCAACTTAAAGCTGATACACATGTTTCAAGCCTTATGGCTGAACTTGAAGGAACAGAGAATCGACTATTTGTTGCCCGTAAAGACTACAATGAAGTTGCAACAAACTATAATAAAACCATTCGACAATTCCCAACAAGCATTATTGCAAATATGTTTGGATTTGAACGTGCAGAACTTATTGAAGCAGATAAAGATGCTAAAGTAGTTCCAAAAGTAAATTTGAGGGATTAAACTTATCAACTACCACCCACTAAAGTAGGTGGTTTGTCCCTAATTTCAATGTGGTCAAACAGAAGAATCTTCCTTCCACATTCTTTGTTGTTTACAACAAAACAATTGAGACTTCTTTTTAGAAAAAGTTTTCTAAATCCGCAGGTTGATGAGCTACGGCAATGACATACGTTTACGCATGTCTATTCATTTGTAATTAAAAAAGTAGGTTTTTCAACACCCGAAACAAACCATTTACCCAATTCATAAATGTTCATAGCACCTACTCGGTCATCATTACTGGAATAGCTGCAATTCGAACAGGTGTACTGATGAAGGTCTTTGTTTCGGTTTGATTTTGCAATTGTGCCACATTTAGGGCAACGCTGACTGGTATAATGAGCATCCACTAAAACAACTTCACTTTCATTTAAGTGCGCTTTATATCTGAGTTTTTGTTCCAAGTCGTAAAAAGACCATGAATGATGCTCATACCGATTTGCTTTTTTACGAGAATGAACCGTGTCGAAAGTCACACCAGTTAAATCTTCAAGAATAAATAAAGTGCCTTTACCATAATTTTGAACGAGTGTCTTCGATAAACAATGATTAACATCATTCATCCAACGGGATTCTCGTCCACTTAAAGAACGTAAACGACGTTTAGCTGATTTTGTTCCTTTAGCTTGAAGACTGGCTCTCAATTTTGCGTAGTGTTTACATTTTTTTGAAAGAAAGTTTCCATTGACAAAATGAGTTTGACCTTTTTCATCATAGGTTGTGAGGATTTGACGCAATCCACGGTCGATTCCTAAAAGGTGTTTTAGCTGGTCTATTTCAAACTCAGGAAATTCTTTACTTGCTGCGAGATGGAAATACCAGTGTTTTCCGTTTCGAACAATTTTCCCTGTTCCGAATTTCCAGGTGCCATCGAAATAAGGATTTTCTGAAAGGCCATAAACCATTACGAAAATACGACCCTTAAGGGTATTAATGGAAAGAAAATCCTTTTTGAAGCTATAATCACGATTTCGAACTAGATCTAATTGAGGGCGTTTAAATTCAATCGGTTTCCACAAAAATGTTAAATCTTTATAGATATAATTTGGAATTTCTTTTCCATGGTTATCCTTTTTATAACCATCCCAAACTCGTTCTTTACGAAGTTGAGTTTGCACTGTTTTATAACGAGCAATAACGGTTTTAAAAACGGATTGTGTCATTTGGGACTTCAAACCAAATCGATGACGAAGTTCCTGATAAAGAGCCGATTGTAGTTCACTTTGTTTTAAAATGAAATTGTGATTGAAAATGTATGTTGAAACATAGTTACAGGCATCACGATAGGCAATGAGTGTATCATAGGTATTTTTTCGATCCGCTTCAGACTGAAACACAATTCTCAATTTGGATGTTAAACTAATGTCCATTTTTAGACTCCTTTCATTTACTTCATATAATTATTATACCATAAAATATTAGTGAAAGCAAGTGAAAGTAAATAAAATTTAAAAGAAAGGAACGATTTCCTCCCTTGATTGAAATCAGGGGTTTCCATCGTTTAACTAATTATGAAAAAATTAATTTTACTTCTACTAACCCCACTACTATTTGTTTTTGCACCAGTTTCAGCCGAAACAACCATTCCTGATCGACCAGCTAATGGTATTTATGACCCAAATGGTTATTTGGACCAATCGGTTGCAGATGCACTTGCAGAGTTTAATCAACATTCGGATACTCAAATTGGTATTTATGTCGTGGATACACTTGATGGTTCCTCTATTGAAGAACGTGCAAATGAAGTATCACGCGCATGGAAAATTGGTCATAGCGATACGAATAAAGGAATTCTCTTTGCATTTTCTATGAAAGACCGTAAATCTCGCATTGAAACCTCCAATGAAGTGGCTGTTCAACTAACGGATAGTCAAGCACGTATTTGGTTGAGTAATATCAAATCTCTTATGCGTAAAGAAGATTATTCAGGAGCAGTTAAACAGTTAATCAGCAACGTGAAAGATTTAACCGACCCAGAAAAACAAGCTGAACGGGAACAAAAAGCAAAAGAAAATGATGAATTTGCTGGACAAGTTGTCGCAGTTGGCCTTATTGGAATTCTTGGTCTTGGTACTGTAATCGGTGGAAGTGAGTATCTTAAACATCGAGATCGATTGAAACGTTCACAATATGATTATGACGGGGATGATCGTTTAACACCTCTAAATTTGGATTTTGTTTCAAATTCATCATGGACAAAAGAACGAAAACTACAATTCATGGATGAACAACGACTTAAACGGTCACAATACTCTTATAACAGTTATGATGCCTTACTACCTGGAAGTTTAATGTTTGTAGATAATGATTCTTGGACAGATGAACGAAAAGAGGAGTTGGAACATAAACGAAAAGAACGTCGTAAACATGACGATGACGATTATCATTCAGGTGGATCCTCAGGTTCATCATGGGGATCATGGTCTGATAGCTCCTCTAGCTCGTGGTCAGATGATTCATCTAGCTCTTGGTCATCTGGTGACTGGGGCGGTGGAGGCTTCGATGGTGGCGGCGCCTCAGGAGGATGGTAATATGCATAAATACAAAACACTACAAGAATTGGTCCAATTATTGGACCAATTTTTTATTCAAAAAGATCCTTATCGTCTTGAGTATGAATTGATAACAGATGAAATCATTCATTTTATCATTAAGGAGAATGATACCATTTTAGTTGATAAAATGTGTGACATCTATGATGTTTCACTATATACTTATGGTTTAGATGAGGAATTGAAAAATTGGTTCCGTGATCAATGGTATGAATTTAGTCGTGAAGATTTCTTCAGTGAACCTGAACAAGGTCCCGATATCACTTTGGGCGAAATGGTCATGGTGACGGACCCATGTTATGACTTAGATACGTGGTGTAATGGGACTCTTGAAAATGTGAAACCAGGTACATGGCACACAGAAACCCAATATTGTAACATTGATGGATGGGGTGATCGCTGTGCATCCATTCTTATTTGGCACGAAAGTGTTCCTCAACCAAGTAAGTTCACACATACTGACATTGTTGTAGGTGTTGATTCTGGTCAAGCTGGAATTGTTGATTATGATTATTTCAAACGAATCAAAGAAGATGAGAATCAAGCTGACAGATGGTATGATTCAATATCTACTCACACCTATAAAGCAAGAAAGTTAAGTCCATTGCAACAGTATATGTTAACGGAATATACTCAGCTACATCAAGAATATGAGGATCGTCGTGATAACGGTGAAACTTGGGAAGATACTCTTGAGTTATATCGTAAACGTTCTAAATTGGCCACTGAGTATCATTTAACAGAAGAAGCAATTCGAACAGGTGAAACCGTACAGTTCACAAACAAAACATGGACAGATAAACACTCTGTAATGACTTCTTCTGGTTTAGGTGATGGATCATACGATTGTTTCATCGCAAAAGACGGTGATCAAATTGTAGGAATCAAAATTGATTATTTCTACTGTGAGGACGAGGAAGATGCCTAAGTATTTTATTGGTGGTGAAAACCAAGCTACCATTGAACGATTATGCGCAGGTGAAACGGTTATCGTAAAAGGAAAAGGCAATTCCATGACACCAAAGCTAAAAAGTGGTGAAGCTGTTATTGTCGAACCTATTACAGATCAAATAAAAGTCAAGAAACGTGATATCGTACTATGTAAGGTTCGTGGAAATATTTACTTACATTTAGTTACAGGCGTTTCTGGAAAATCCTATAAAATATCCAATAATCATGGTCATGATAATGGATGGACTAGTCAAGTTTATGGAAAGTTTGTTCGAAAAGCGACAAACGAAGACTTAGACTAGACGGATAGTAACCGTTAAATTACTAGTGCTGCTTTATCTCAGTGAACTTCACAGAGTAAGTAAGCGTTTTAGAGGCTAAGAGCCTCTTGTTAGGACCTTTAGCTCAATTGGTCAGAGTCCCCAGCTCATAACTGGGCGGTTGCGGGTTCGAGCCCCGCAAGGTCCATTACCATAAAAGGAATCATATTATTCCTTTTTTAGGAAAAGTCTTAACGACTTTTCCAATCCTCTTGGGGGAACTTCGTTTACCCCCAATCCCCTTCCAATCACGAAATTTTTCACAAAACATGCAATTTGCATTTATTTAAAATCAAAGGAGAATTTTTCACATGAGATCATCGACTCTTATTCATTACATGGACGATTTCGGGCATGATATTCGTATCGTATTAAAGTATTTGGCACTTTATGAACGAAATACCGTCACCTTTACAATTGTTGACCCAAATGGTAAACTATTAGTAGAAAACATTGTACGTATGACCGATTCAGGGACCTTTATTCTTCAATCAACATTTTCAGATGGAAATAAAACTGAAGGAACACAAGGTAGTCTGTCCTTAGATATGCTAAAAGGAATAATCTCTTATGCGAAAGCTACTATAAGTAACCATCCTAAATTTTTAACTGTATGGGATGAAATGCTTTGGGAAGTAGACCAATACGAACAACTATACGAGGAATAAATATGACAAAAAAACAATTTATTAGCATCCTTTTCATTCTACTCTTAATGATTCCATCTGTAGCTCTTGCTAAAGGTGGTCACGGGGGACATGGCGGTCACGGTGGACATGGTGCTCGTTCAGGTGCTCGTTCACATGGAAGTAGTTCAAAAAGTGGGGCAAAAAGTAGCTCAAAAAGCAGTTCAAAAGGGTCTTCTAGTAAAGGTTTCCACTTTGGACGTTCAAGTAGTAAATCTTTTACACGAGCAAGTTCTGTTGGCACACCAGTAACTTCCTGGAAATCATTGCCACGTAAAAGTACAACCACAACTAATTTTGCAGCAGATACACAGTCCATTAGTCCACTGTATCAAGGAACCAGTCCTATCAATATGCTGATGTACAGACCCTTATACATTCCGCATGTACATTCGGTACCACAAACACACACAGAGGAAGAAACTGATCGCACATCAAATGCTCTTGTTGCAATCGTTATCATTGGACTAGTTATACTTTGTGTATTTTTTGTTGGAATGCTATTATATTAATTCAAAATCTACCACCTATAGGTAGATTTTTTATTTGAAAGGAAAACCGAAATGCTAATTATTAGAACAGGAAAACTTAAGGGAACTTATCGTAATGAATCATTCATTTTTGATGACGCCATGACAGAAACAGAAATCGTAGAAAAAGTTGAACAATTAGTAACTCATTTTGATGTATTTAATCCAAATGTCAATTTCACATTTGAAACCAATCGACAAATCGTCATTGTTGCGTGTAGAGTACTTGCTGTTGAGAGTCAAGCACTAGATCAATTACAAATTGAAAATATTCATGAGGATAATACAATTTCAATTGAGCAATTAGATGAAACCGGATCATTCACTAATAATGGTCAATTTTATGACAGTGCAAATAAAAATCTAGTTGTACGTTTAATAAAAGCACTTAACAATCAAGAATAAAAGGAAACTAGAAAAATGAAACAATTTTTGCATCCAAAATTTTTACAATTATTTTATCGTCACGAAGAAACTGATGAAATAAAATCCATTACTATCAAATGGGAAAATGTCCTTAAATTCGAAGTTGGTAATATCACCCAATCTATTCGTACAAAAGATAATATGTTAATTCAAATAGATATCATTAACCAATTAGAATTAATTGCTAAAAATGTAACCTATGATAACGAACCCGAAACTAATTTACCACTTTATCAAATTTTACCATTTGAATACATACTATATGAAATTACAATTATCGACAAACAAAACCAATCGTACACTTATGGTGTGAATGAATATTATAATTCATATCAATCTCGTCGAGATTTTGATGAAATTACAATTTCATTCAAATAATATGAGGTAAAAAATGACATTTGAAATTAAAATGACACACGTATTTGATAATCCACTAACAGAGGAAGATCGTAAACAGTTAAAGCTATCACAAGTCATCACTGACTATATCACGTTTATTTGTGACGATGGGAATGGTGAACGTATATTTGAATTACCATTTTACTTCTCACATAGCTATATTAATGATGAACAACAAATTGAGATTGTTATTAATCAATATAGCCCTGAAGAGTCCGATACTGATGAATTTGAGTGGTATTGGGTACCATATATCCAAGAAGCATATTTTGGTCAAATAGACTATTACCATTGTACAGAAAAACATCGTTCAGATATTGGTAAGAAAGTACACCAATATCTAACTGAAAAATATGGTGCACATGGTGCAGATGACCATTTTACAAATTGCGTCATCTATAATTTGGAAACAGAGGAAGAACACTCATTTCCAGATGCATATATGAACTAAAAAAAGGGAAGGTAAATACCTTCCCTTATAATTGTATGGTTTGATCAATTGTTTTTAAATCATCTAATTTTAATTCATTCACAAGTAATTGATTCATAATTTTCGCACCATACTCATTTAACTTACCGGACAGATCCTTAGACGTTTGAAAAACAAGTTCCATATCCTCTTTAAAGTTATCTAAATTCGTCATAATTGTAAAGGAAGGATTCATTCGGACCGATACACCTTCATGTGTTGTATACATATTATTATGTTCTAAATTCGTAATATTCGTATCAACAATGATTTTAATAATACCACTTCCGTTATGATCAATTTGCGCAATGGAATCGTGAGGAGAGTCAAGATTTGTCACTATGCCATCATCTGATGTAGTAAACGAATCATTTATAGACTTAGGATCAATATGATAAAGTTGATTGAAAAAGTTTAAATCAGATACTAACTCAAAATCAGGTTGCCCATCAATATTAGTGTAAAAGGATAATACATGACCATTATTATGACGAAGTGCGATTCTTTTCGTCGTGTCAGTAACAGGTCCTTCTCCATAAGTAAATGGGAGACCTTGATGAGTTACCCATTCATTTAAGTTATCAATTTCAATTGGGCCATCATATGTTGGATAAGAAAATTTTGATTCAGTTACATTAGAATTTTGAACAGGAGTATCTGTATTGTGATTAAAATTTGATGCCAATTTGGTCATCTCATCTTTTTGAATATCTAATTTTTGATTCATTAATGATAAACAATTTTTTAATTCTTGAGCAGCATCATCTTTAGTTGTAATAATGGATTTACTATATGATAACTCAATTGGTATATTTTGATATATGCCGCCCGTTTCACATTTGAATGTTTGGTCATATTGTACATGATTTGAAATTTCAACGGAGTCATTTATTGTTATAGACAAATGTTGACTACTATTTTCATTTGAAAAAGAAACAATGTCAATTTCATTTTCATTAAACAATAAACGTTCATTTGCTAATTGAGGATTAGTATTTTTAATGACAGACAAAAGTTGAAGATTGTAATCTAATTCTTTAACATCTTGAATATTTGTTTTCGTAATAAATCCTCGTCCCTTTATAAAAATAGAATTATCATGTTCAAAAGCCGTAAAGGGAAGTTCTACTTGTTGAAATTTTTCATTTATTTGATCTATTAAATTCATATTTAAAATCCTTTCGATTTGATATTGCTATCTTGGGTTAATGAGCTTAAATCATCAAGTGTTAACGTATGATCACGTTCCCATTCTAATTCCGTAAGAATTGGTTGAGCAATCTGCCTAACCATTTTTGAGGGGTCATGTATGAACAATTCGGGTTGATAGCCTTTAGATGCAACCATACCACGAATAAATGGAGAAGGATGAGTTTTCAATTCATCCAAACCATAACCATGTTCAGCAACATTTGTAAGAACATACTCATCAGTATCATGTATTAACTGATCAAGCCCATATCCATTCTTGGCAACAGCTTCACGAACATATGCACTTTCATCATTTACATATTGATCAAGATAATAGCCATCTTTTGCTATATAATTTCTAATTTTATCAGATCGATCATCTTTTAATTGACTATAAATTTGATGTTTTAAGTCAGTATCTTTTGACATGTAAACATAATGAATCAAATCTTCACGAACTTCATCACTTGGATGTTTTACAAAATGTTCAAGGTTATAACCTTGTCGAATCACATTATAAAGTACTTCTGGTGACTCATCATCTTGTAAAATATTTAAGTATTGACCATTTTTTGCAACAGCCGCTCTAAATTTAGGATCATCATATTTAATAAATTTCTTTGGAAAAGCTCCCGCTTGACAAGCCGCATATTGAAGATCTTTCGATTCATGATTAGCAAATCGTTTAGGAGCATAACCTTGTCTGGCAACAGATTCTAAAACTTTCATATCAGAATCATGACTTAATTGATCTAAACCATAATCTTGTTCGGCTACTTGCATTCGAATAAAATTATGTGGAGAGTTAATAAAATAATCAAGATTATATCCACGTTTTGCAACTTCTAATTGGACAAATTTATTATCGTCATAGGTAAATTTATCTAAACCAATATCTCGTCGAATTAATGCGACTTTAACTTCATAAGCATCATCCATTAGAAATTGCTCTGGGTTAGAACTGTATTTAGCAACTTGTGCTCGAATGGATGGATCCTTATCCTGCGACAATAATTCATTTGCATATCCATGTTTCGCAAGAATCAGTTTTGCAGTTGACCCCTTTTTAAGAAGGTTTTCAATTCCAAAATTTTCTTCAAACATACATTTTATATCACTTTCACTTCCTACATTAGAAATATGTTCTAAAAATGTAGGATGACGATCATAATAATCATCCATATTAACACGGTCCATAGGACTTAATCCACGCTTAATATGCTTATCAATCAATTCATTACCAGTAAATTTCATTTCAATCATCCTTTCATGTTTATTATATCTTATTTTTATAAAATAGTAAATCTGATGGACGATAAATAATATAGAAAAGGAGATTTCCCATGGGAACTTATTTCAACATCAATGGCTCAGCTATGATTTGCATTCCATTAACTGAAACCATTAAATCCTCAAAAACACAAAGAGAAGCAAACCAGAAAATAAATGATGAATGTCAAAAAATCGTACGACAATTCAAGGAAAAACTTAACGAACTAGCAACAAAACAGGCTCTTGAAGAAATTTCATTTAATGGATTTTATCCATTGGGATTAGATATCCATTGTTTTCAAAATAACGCACATGGACCATCTACGGATTTAGATAATTTTGAAAATGGAAAACGTATCCATATTCATGATACTGTTACATTGACGATTAATGGCACCATTGAAACAGATGAACATGAAGAACATCAACAATTGTTCATTAAGGCGTTTCAAGAAACATTCCATAAAACCTTACTTTATAGAGTGAATTTGATTACGAGATCTGGGTTCAGACAAGATGCAATCATTTTTGATCCACACTTTATGCACAAAATTATTACGGTACCATTAACAAAATAAATAAAAAAGGAAAATCATGACAAATAAAGATAAATTTGTAGCAAAAGTGAAAATAGAGCAAGAAGAACATGAAAAAAACCGTATCAAGTATATAAAAAATTTAGGAGAGACAATTAATGAAGCACTGTTGAATCCTAAATTTATTGAAAAAGTAACACCACTATTAAAAGAATATGGATCAGTTCAATTCTCAGATGTAGGATGTCTCTGTCAAGGTGGTGCTTGTTCGAAACAACAAGGATTTAAAAAATATTGCAAAGAAGCTATTGAATTCTGGGAAAAAGAAGGTGTTAATGTGAAATTTTCTATTCGTAGTGGATTGACGGTTAGATCAGATGTATACTTCAATATTTATAATAGTTGTCCCAGCGTAACACTTTATAGTAATGATTGAGAGGATAAAAATCATGTTTATCAAACTTCTAATAGGACCTGCAGCATCAGGTAAATCGACATATATTGAAAATCACAAATCGGAAAATGATATCATAGCGTTCACTATATTTGATCAATTGATTATTACAAATCAAAACATATCTCTTAAACTTATGAAAATCACAAGTGAATATTATAATCTGACAGACCGTTGTAATATAAAACATCTGGTTCAAGATGATTTTAATGGTGAAAACTTTATGAAAATGGCCAGTCGTTATAATCGGAATTTCAACAATGAATTAACCTTATGGATTGAATCCACATCAATATCTCAAGAAGCCATTCAACTTCTTAAAAAGAGTTACAAACATAGATTTGAAGTCATTACATTTCCACAATAAGTAAATTTCAACTGTTATTTAAACATCATTAGTTCACGGAAGGAATCGATTAATATAATATGAATAAATTAATTAGTTTACTATTATGCGCATTATGTGGGGCATTATTTGCAATAGTACCAACAGTAATATCCTCTTTTGCTGAATATGATAACCTTGTAAATCAAGCGTTAGAAAATAATATCAAAACAGAAACATTTCACATTGTTAACATCACAACTGTAACCGAAGACAATAATAAAAAATACTTAGATACGGTTGAAGGGATTCAATTGATTGTTACAAAATCAGATGGACCATTTTGGGAATATCGAGCGGGTGACGAGATTTCAGTTACCTATGGTAGAGCTGATTCAAATAATCAAGTTCTTTACAACTATAAAACCACAAATTTATTATCATCAGGTAACGAATATAAACCTACTGAACAAAAACAAACCTTGACGTGGAAAATCAGGCAAACAAAAATTAAAGAATAATATAGAAAGGAAAATCTTATGAAAACATTAAAGCAACAAGTCGATGAAAAACATGCAGCTATAACACTAGAAAAACAAACTCAAGAAAGTTTAACTGAATTTATCAATCAAGCACCTATATTTGAAATCATTAAAGAATCCATTCATAATGAATTTAGAGTATCAGGTATACTTGAAATTATGGGTAAATATCCGTCTAGCTTAAAACCATGTGCATCTGAACAATATGGATCAATAGACCAATATGAATTGGATATTAAAATGCCTCTGCATCCCCATGAGTTAACAACCGTGGTACTAGCAGATATCACATTAAAGGATTCTAATCATTTAGTTTTTGAATTTCGTAAATTTGATCAAACTAACATTACAGTAGACACTATAAAAGAGGTTATCACTTTTGTAGTGGGTATCTAAAAAGAAAGGAAATTATTATGCGTACATTACTATTACTTCGTGGAGCACCAGGTGCTGGGAAATCAACATGGATTGAAGAAAACAATCTTCAAAATTATACTCTTGAAGCTGACAAATTTCGTCAACTCACCTCAAATCCAGTTCTTGGATTAAATGGAGAACTTCATATTACTCAAGATAATGATCGATTAGCTTGGGAGTTATTGTTCCAAGCACTCGAATCACGCATGCATCGAGGTGACTTCACCATTATTGATGCTACACATTCAAGTGAAGCTATGTTCAACAAATATCGAGGTCTGGTTGAAAAATATCGATATAAAGTTTATTATAAAAACTTTGATATTAGTCTTGAAGATTTAGAATATCGAAACCAAACACGACCTGAATATAAGCGTGTGCCACTACAAGCTATTCAACGTATGAAAGCATTGAGTGATAACACAAAACCATCATCATTTGCATCAGAAATTAAAGATATTTATGAAATCATTAACTACTGGACAGATGATTTAACAGGTAAATATGAACAAGTCAAAATTATTGGTGATATTCAAGGATGTTACACAGTTCTAAATGAAGCAATCGGTTCAGAATTAGATCCAAATACAAAGTATATCTTTTCAGGTGACCTTCTTGATCGAGGAATTGAAAACAAAGAAGTTTTAGATTTCATGTTATCTATTTACACTAAACCAAATGTTGTATTTATTGAAGGAAATCATGACACTCATCTTCGTAATTGGGCGATGGATTCATGGGATTTGAAGAAGTCAGGGGAACCAAACATTCCTCGTGAATTCAAATTCAAAACACTCCCACAACTCCTTAATCAAAAACCAAAATCAGATTTTAATATTGGAGTTTATGACAAGGATGATTCTACATATTACACCGTAAATGGTCAGCCAACTACAATTCTAGTTTGGACTACTAAAGATACTGATGGTGAATCAATTGTTATGGAACCACATCTTAAATATAAGAATGAAACACTCTGGTTAAAACCATATAAAACATCAAAAACTGAAATGGATACAGGTATTCCTGTCAATCAGATTGACTCAGAAAAATTGAAATCAAAAGTTCGACAATTTGTACGTCGATTCCGACTAGCCTATGCATTTGAATTTCATGGTCAAAAATATTTTGTAAACCATGGTGGCATTTCATCACTACCAAATATGACCACTATTTCAGGTAACCAACTGATTCGAGGTGTTGGTGGATATGACCATCAAATTGACGAATCATGGGAACAAAGTTACCTAAATGATAAAACACAAGGATTTATTCAAGTGCATGGTCATCGCCACACAGAGTCCACACCACATTCAATTTGTTTAGAAGATGACATTGAATATGGTGGAAATCTTGTAATTCTTGATGTATCAAAAGATGGTTACACCATTACTAAATTCAAAAATACAATATTTCAAATCCCAACAGAAGACGATTTTGAGCGTGAACGAAAATCATGGATTGAAGACACTCAAAATCCAACTACCAACAAAATGATTCACGATAAATACATTAAAGTGAAAGACCTTGATGACAATCTCATGTCCTTAAACTTTACAGAAAAAGCCTTTCGTAAAAGCAAATGGAACAAAAATACCATTACCGCCCGGGGATTGTTTGTAGACAAAACATCAGGTGATATTAAAATCCGTTCATATAACAAATTCTTCAATCTCAATGAAAATGCAGAAACATCTGTTCGAGAATTAAAGAAGAAAGTCGCCTATCCATTGATGGCTTACGATAAATACAATGGATTCTTAGGAATTGCATCATCCGTAAATGGGGTATTCACATTAGCATCAAAATCAACAACAAAAGGTCCATTTGTCGAATACTTTACTGAGATCTTTAATAATCTAACCGAGTCTGAAAAAGAACAATTGAAACAATTATCAGAAGCATATAATTGTTCATTCACTTTTGAAGTTATGCACGTTGATGATCGTCATATCATTGACTTTAATGAAAATAAACTTGTCATCCTTGATGCGATTCCAAATTCATATGACATTAATGGTGTCACAGTAGACGCTGAATTTTCTGAAAAAGTTCTTAGTCAATTAGAAATTCAATCCGATTTCTTCTCACGTAAAGAACTTGTCAAAGAATTCAATGACATGGAAGACTTGATGCGTTATATTCATGAACATAAACATGACCGCACATCTGAAGGCTTGGTTATTGAAGATCAAAACGGATACATGTTTAAAGTCAAATATGAATACTACACAGAACTCAAACGTCTTCGTGGAATTAAAGATATGGTGAAAGCCTATTACCATAACAAAACTGTGACTCAATATGCAAATAATGCTACACAAGTAGCTTTTGCTGCGTGGTGTAAACAACAACCATTTGAAAAATTAAAAGATAGTCATATTATTGATTTATTCAATGAATATGAAGCACAACTAGGTTCAAAAGCTCTATAAATATAGGGATCTTTTGAGCTTTATTTTATAGAAAAGGAACTATAATGACAAATAAACATTTTATCCCGAAAGGAACTATTATTTCAGGATTTGCAGGTATTGGTAAAACAACTGCCGCTTTAAAATATGATAATGTTATCGACCTAGAGTCAAGCAAATTCTTTTTCAAATTGCCAGATAATCTAACAATTGAAGAATATGAAAAATTAAAAGGAGATAACTTACGTCAAAGTAACCCTAATGGATTATCCGACTATGTTAACGCTATCATTCAAGCAAAAAAGAAATATGATTATGTTCTCATTGCAATGCTTCCAGCCGTAATACAAGAATTGAATAATCGAAATATTGATGTTCAAATTGTACTACCTGATATTGGTGATAAAATTCATTATAAACGAAAATACAATGATCGTGGTAATCATCAAAATTGGATTGATAATATGCTCAAAAACTGGGAAAATTATGTAGACCCACAAAGTCCTAAATTCATCACCAATAGCCTGAATTTGTTGAATCCTGTTAAAGAACCCATCATCTTAAACACTTCATGTACCGATATCACCAAACCATTTCAATCTCGAGAATATTTATCAGATATCATTGATGGAAATATTCGATTCAAACCTAAATATCTTGTAAGTAAACTGAAGAAATCATTAAGTGAAATGGATGTTAAAGTTAAACAACATCCGATTCTTAAGAATATGATCACCATTAACTATTTATTTGAACAGGATGAAACTGATGAGGATAAACAATACTCGCATCAAATCACCATTGATCTTACACCATTAGCTAATAATAATAGTTCTAGAGCCAAAGAAAATGAGGTTGAAATTATATTCAGCCATCAACATGAATCCTCAACCGTTTATGATGATTTTATGCCAAAATTTAGATATTTTGAAATTAATTCAGATGAGGATATTAGTAAACTACATGACCTTATTACGACATTGGTTGTAAATGATATTCAATTCACAAAAACCTTAAAAAGGTTAAAATTTGAATTACTATTCTAAAACAACGAAGACAGGAAATTAATTATGCAACAATTAGTATCCCTGTTAACACAATTTAATGGTTATCAACTTTTCTTCTTAACCATTAATATCATTCTCAGTATTATTTTTCTAATAGCTGCGATTTTAACCGAAAAAACAACGGCAGTTGTAAACTCAACATTAGCACTTGTAATTGGTATCGGAAGTATCATTATGTTTGTCGCATTCACACAGCAACGTGAACAAGCTGTTATCAATCATGAATATATTACGATTAAAAACCAAAAAACTTTAGAAATTCAAAGTAAAAGTGATCTAATAAAAAATTATAAATTTACAATTGATTCAGAAGATAATCATCATTTGTATATTAAACAATCATCATTCTGGGGAACAACTTCATATGTGATTGATAAATCAGAAGTAGATCAAATTATTGATTAAAGAAAGGAAATGATTATGTCAGTATTCACAAAACGAGACATTCAAATCACATTATTTGACACATCATCTGATTTAGGAAACAATATTTATAATCTCGAAAGAGAATTAGATGCAATGAAAGAACGAGATATTTATATTGTAGATGTAACGCACATTCAACAAAAAATTGGGTCTAATCCCATTGGGATTAATCAAGATGATGTCTATATGATTCGATATGTTGAACCAAAATACGAAGTACGTAAAACGTATAAAGATTGGTCAGTAGCATCATCAGAATTCTTTGACTCACAAGAAGAAGCTGAACGATATGCGAAGTCTGATACATCTATGAAAATCATCAAGCATTCCCCATTGGATCTCCCTTTATAGATAAAATACTTTGATTTGCAAATTAAAGTATTGACGACGTTCAATAAAAGAAAGATGTTAAAACATGATGATTAATTCTATTTACGCTGAGACTGAAGAAAACGGTATTGTCGTCATACCAATTTTATGAATATAACATAAAAAATTCAAATAAAGGAGAATTTTCAATGGGAAATTATAACAAATGGAATCGTGACGAAGTTGACAACAACATTGAAACACCAATCAATGTTGTCTTATTTGTTTCACGAAACAAAGACAACAAAGATATTGAAAATTTCAAGGAACGTAGAAATGCTTTTGTGACAACAAGATGTCACAATGACTTTCATCTAATTGAAGATTTCTACGCTTTTGTTCGTAAGGGTCAACCAAATGAAATGTGCAGAATGTATTATTCAGTTAACCCACGTTCCAACAGTAAAACACAACAAGCATTGATGCACCAACTAATTGATGAACAATATAACATGGCAACGTTGCCACAAAGAATTGCTGCTATTGCTGCTAAAAAAGAAAATGCTGCTGACTCAAAACACCTCAAATGGCTGTTTGACTTTGACCCAGTTGATGGTGAAAACATTGACGATTTAGTAAATGCTTTTGTCGATGATATCAACTATTATCACAACAAAACTCGTACTAAAAACAATGAAAAACGTCCACCAATCAATATCGATAGTTATAAAACACCAAATGGTTATGCAATTATTGTTGACCAACGTTTTGATACTCGTGAATTACTTCAGAAATGGAAAAACGTTGAACTCAAACGTGATGATTTATTATGTGCTAAATGGGATTATAATAAATACTAACTAAGCATAATACTTTGATTTACAAATTAAAGTATTACTAATCTTCAACAAAGGATAATAAAAATGACAATTATTGAAAAAATGGATGCATTAATTGAAAAATTAGAATCTGGTGATGAGACTTTCATTAAATCGTTTGAGGACGATTTTGAGAAGTTCATAAAAAATAAGTCAGAAAGGAAAGCAGATGAATCAGAAGTACGAATTAACTAATGAAACAATTACAGTTTATAGTAGAACCCTTTATCGAATCAAGGCATTACAATCATTTAGTGATGTAAAAGAAGGTGACCTTGGTGGATATGTGGAATCAGAATCAAACCTTGGTCAACATGGTAATTGTTGGATTTATGATGAGGCTAAAGTATTTGGTGGTGCAATTGTTCGTAACAATGCTACCGTTCATATGAACGCTAAAGTTTATGGCACAGCTTATATTAATGAATATGCAGTTATATCAGGAAATGCAACTGTATGTCAACGAGTAGTTGTTAGTGGACATGCAACTATTACAGACGAATCAATTATAAATGGTGATGCTGTTATTGATGGAAAAGCCTTTGTAGGAAATAGTGCCTTTGTTGATGATAAAACCCATATTAGCGGAAATGCGAAAATCTTAAAATATGCGGTTGTTGATGGATATGCCTATATAACTGGTGATGCTATTATTGAATCAAGGCATGATTATATGGTTTTTCAAGATAACTGGTTAACAGGAGATCCATTTACCTATACAAAATCAAATAAAATGTGGAAGACCATTTGGTTTTATGGTACTAGTAAAGAATTACTTGAGTATGCATATAAACGGAGTAACACATCGGGTAAAAACTATGAGTTATATGTGAATCTTGTAAATCAATTAGTTGATTATGAAACTATTTCACATTCTGAAAATAAACATAAGAAACTCTTTGATCTTATCAATACGGATGAATTACAACATTTTCTTACTGTTATAGCTGCAGAAGAAGAAGACCTTATTATGCAAGAAAATTGGCTAGATAGTGATAATCCATTATTGACCATTCAAAAAGAAATCTATCAAAAATTGAAACTTCATGAAGATAAGGTACTTTTTGCAAAAACAGTTGCGTCTCAATATGCCATTTCTCAAACACAAAAAACTCTAGGTGAGTTAGTTAAACAATATGGTATTGTGGAAATAAATCAGTATTTCAAAGAATACGAAATTATTGAATAGAAAGGCGAACTATGGAAAAAATATATAAAGTAAAAATGTATTCGATAAATAAGCATGATCAACGAATGGATTTCAATCCTTACACCAAAAAAATGCTTATTGATAGGATTAACGAACTGACAAATTCAGATTCTGAAACATTAGATAATGCGATCAACAATCTAATGAACTATAGAAAAGAACGTGGTTTAACCACATGGACTATTGATGAAACCTATATCGAAATTTCAAATGATGATATTGTTGGTAACATTAAACCTGATAACAGTTTTACAAATACATTAGAACTTGGTCAATTTAAAAATGTCATTGATGATGATAGTTATATCGTTAGAGAATTTTCAACATTAAATGACAATCAAAAACGTACTATCTGTGAATTTATTGATAAACATCAAAGCCTATTAGAAGAAGTCAAGATGCACCTTCAATTTGCACCAGAGATTGTAAAACAACGATATATCGACATTATTAATGATTCTATATATGAATTGTTTTTAGCAATAGATTATAATGAAACTCAATTGATCATCCCACGAATGGACATATTCAATAATATGGATATTGAAAAGTTGATTGGCTTTCTAAATGAAACGATTGAAAATTTCACGGTCAAACAATTATTATCCCCAGAAGAATTTGAAGATCCAATTTCAAAGGGATTTTGGTTAAAAATCATTGAAGAAAATACGAAATTACAATCCAAAATTATTGAATAGAAAGGATAATATCTATGAAAAAGAACTCATTTATACTTTATTTGTGGAATGAGGTTAATAGTAAGCTAACCTTAATCAGTAAAATTCTATTAGGAGTATTTATTATTTCTTTATTTATTCCTGAACCTGAAGGTACTATTGCATCAAGTAATAGTATTACAATCCTATTAACACTCTATATTGCACTAATTATGGCCATAGCAATGTTTGGTGCGGTTTTTCTAGCGTACAAATATATAGATTTCAAATCAGATGTTGATTCTGATCAAAACTATATTCTTTATTTATATCTGTTTTTGGTGCTTGCACCTATTGTTAGCTTACTAATTTATTATGGTTTCCATATTATAACAGCTATTCAAGTCGCCCTTTTTGCACCAACAATAATGGCCATTCTCATTATTATTGTAGACAAGTTAGCTAATATTACAGTTAATATTGATAAAATAAAGAAAATTTTTATTAAAAAATAAAAAGAGGTCCTCACCTCTTTTTTGGAAAAGTCTTAACGACTTTTCCAAATCTCCTTGGGGACACTTCGTTTTCCCCAACCCCCTTCCAATCCCGAAATTTTTTCATATCAAACATCAATCATCAAAATCATTTATATAAGGAGTTTTTATTATGACTGAAAAAGTAGTAGGCACTAGCTATGTAAAACAACCAGACTTTTCAACTATTGCAGGTAGACTCATTCCAGGTCATAAAAATCGATTTGGAATTGATTTAATCTACACAAAGGCTCACTTAGTAGCAGAACCGACCAATCCTTATGATGAAACTGCTATCGCTGTATATGTTCATGATAATAATGGCGAGGAACATCGAATTGGTTATATGCCTAAAAATTCAGAACTAAAACCCTATCTCACAGGTGATGATAACATGGACATGATTGTCATGGATTATCATTCACAAGGAATGAATACATCATATGTATTAAGAGGATTTGAATAACATGTATGATTTAATTGTGTGTTTAGATTGTCACAAAAAACAATTAGTCTATGTTGATAACGATATTCGTTATAAGGACGAACCAAGTTGTCCACATTGTGAATCAAAAAATGTAGAAGTATGGTAAAATACTTTCAAACATAAAAGGAACCTACAAATGAAAAAACTAAAAGAACTCGTAAGAGAATATAACAAACAGAAATTAGCTAACAATCGTATCATTCAGAAAATAGAACAACTTTTGAAAGGTGTGTATATCCCATATGAAGATGTAACGAATGGACAAGTAGGTGAATATAGTTATCAACTCACTCATAGAGCGGTACCTGAAGTTCGCCATCCATTTAGCTTAGCAGAAACCATTATCTCATATAAGGTATCTAAATTAGATATTTATAATTCAGAAAAGGAATTATTATTGTCAATGGATATTCGTCATGATTATCTAAAATATTCTATCACCTTATACATCTATAATTCAGACAAACTATCAGAAGAAGAAATCGAACAAATCATTCCGAAAGTATTTAAATAATATAAATACTTTGATTTGCAAATTAAATTACTTTATATATGAAAGGAATCACTATTATGACAAACACTATGGATGCAAACGAACTACTTATTGATAGATTAGAATCTGAATTGAATGATATCTCATTAGACTATTGGAAGTCTAAGGCTTTTACATCAACAATTGAAGAAGATACTCGTATAGAAGACCGATTTCGATGTTGATTGGAAATGGATAGATTTAAATGATGTCATTGACCGTTCAAATATATGGACAAAGACTGCTCCAATCGTAAAATTTGCCAATGAACACCAAAATGATATCGTTATTCTTTGCGATGATATGCTGCATAAGTGGGAAGTATATAATGAAATAAAAAGTGAAGCACCTAAAATTCATATGATTATTCCATCTAGTACGGTAGGTTTAACCACTGATCAACTAGATGAAATTGAATCAATTTTACGAAAAGGAAACAAAAAATGCATGTTACTATTTTCTGTTATCTGTAATCAAAACAAACAAAACGCATGGAAATCAAAGAAACATGCCGATAACACCATGTTTGATGATTATTTTATCGTAGGTATCAACACACCAGAAGGTCAATTTACCTATCACTATCAATTAAAATACTGGGATATGTTCCAGGTTACCGAATTATCAACTGCACCAGAATATGATGGTCATACCCCGTCAGACATTACACGTTTACTTAGCCTACTAAATGATACCCTTACAATGGATCACATGACTACTTCTATAACCCTAAAAGAATTTCAAGAACTTTCAAAAAGTCAGCTTATCGTATTTGTCAAAACAGATGATAACGGTTGGGATGTCTATTCTACACGTACACATGAAACCTACAATATCATGAATCGTACAGAATCTGACAAATACCAAGATTACGAAATTGAATATTTTGAAGTAGGATATGAAATTAAGGGCGTAGAAACAGGCTACTACGGTGATGACAATGAGACTATTTTTGTTTATTTGAAATAA